CTTTTGTTCATTAAGTTGCGCCCTTGCTAATGAACCTGCCAGATTTCGCATGTCTGGGATTGAAGCATTTCCTTGTTGAAATTTTTCAATGAGTGATTGATTCTTTTTATCAATGTCTTCATTGCCAGTTTGCGTCAGACTGTTTCCGTAGTTCAAAATATCCTGCTCAATCTCCCCGGTAAGCTTGGCACGCTCCTCCTTATTCAACTGGTAAGTCTCAATCGCCTTGGCGGCGTCCGCTCCCAAGCCTGCAAACATTTGTGCTTGCGCGCGTCCAGCCTCCATGATGGGGCGTGTATCTATCCGCCCAAGGGCTGATCCGTAATCTCCAGTAAAAAATGGTCGTCGTGCCATGTCGTTATCTCCTTATCTTAGTATCCATCCACAAACGAATGCGTGCCTTGATCCTTGGTTTGTCGCTTATGAACTTTGCAAAGCGCTCACCAAATTTTAGGTAAAGTTTATCAAACCATCTCGGCGCTTTCGTATCCAACCAGTTGCGGAATAATAACCATGCTGGATTGTGCGCTCCGTAAACCTCGCGTGCTACCCAGCATTTAAATATGTTTGGATTTTGCAAAAACCCACCTGCCGCCGCACCACCCAATGATCCCAAACCTTGGAACATTCCGGCTTGAGCAGTCGCTCGCGCGGATTGATCGGCAATTGCCATGTTTGCGGCATTGGTCGCTTGTTGTTGAATAAACCCAAGACCAGCAGTCGGATTAATGTAGCTAGGGCCAGCATCCATACCATATCCGGCTTGTCCGAATAATTGAGATGCTTGCCCGGTAGTCGGTGTTCCCTGCCTGCCAATGATTGCAGTAAACGGATCGAGTTGATTCTGTTGCTTCAGAGCAAGTTCACGAAAGCGCGTGCCTGCTTCCTGTCCGAGAACGTTCTGTGCGAATGCGCGGTTCTGCATACGTCTCTGATTATCCTCAAGCACACGCGCTTGGGCTTCTCTGATTGCTTCGCTCTGATCAAAAGTACGACCCATCATGGTCGCTCGCGCACGGGCGGCTTCCGCAATTTGTCGCTCTTCCCTATCGGTCAATCTGTCTTGCAAGCCAAGCAATGCTTCATTGGTCAAAGTCTCACGCAAGCCTGCCCCTTGTGGCGTACCTGCTTGCGCAAGACGAGCGGTAAACGGATCACCAGCAACGCCCATAGGGCCAGCATCTCCAACATCCCCGGCAACGCCTTGCGCTTGTTCCGGGAAAGTCTCACGCAATTGATTCATGCGTGATTCAAACTCATCCTGTATGGTATCCGCAGTCATGTTCGGATCGAACACCCTTCCCCCTGCTTCCTGCTCTGCAAGTTGCGCAAGGTCGGACTGTTGGTCTGCCATTATCTCATTCAGCATGAACTGGTATGGATCATCCTTTGCAGTAACTGGTGCGGTATCCCCTGTTCCTCTATCACGCTGTTCCATCATATCCCGCATGAACACGTCCTGCATACCACCAACTTCTCCAATGCTGGTCATCAAGTTCTCGTCACGAAATACGTCCATGACGTCCTTGAATCGAGGAGCAAGACGCTCGACGTCGGCAAGGTCACGCTCACGCGCTCTGGATTGTTGAGCCGCTCCTATGTCTTCAAGCAATGCCGCAGTACCAATAAAGTTTCCTTGCTCATCGAATCCTGCCCGCCTTTGTGCAACAAAAGTTTCTCCAACTTCGTCTGCAAGTCCTTGCGCAACGTCTTCAGCGGTTGCGGTCTTGGTAAAAGACATTGGCCTGGTATCCCCAACAAGATCAACCATTCCTCTGGATGGCTTGGTTGGAAGCGTGAGACCTTCAGCCCGTCCGAACATTCGGTAATTGTCCCGTCCGAATTGTTCCATCGTTCTCGGATCATTCTGGTTCTGAACGTGCGCATTGTATCGTCTGAGAACTTCCGGGTTGTCCATGACGTACGCTTCGTAATCCGGTACTTCTCCACCTTCCAGAGTGCGTGCAAGAACGTCGGTAGCGGCTTGCGCTTGGGATAATTGAAAAGGCGTATCAAATTGCTCGGTTACGTTTTGCAAGCCTCCCGTACCTTCAAACTGACCAGTACCTCTAAGGGCATTGATCTGAGCTTCCAAGGACTCAGCAAGAGACTCTCCATATGTTGGTTGCGCAGGATAATTTATGTCTGGACTACTCATTTTACATTCTCCTTCTTACTTGATCCAAAGTGTACCACTTAACTGGTTTGTTCTTAACGTGCCTCATCCATCCCACCCAAGGGAGCGCATAAGGTATTCGACTGATAAATTCTCCAACCGCTCCGTCCCCGACTGCGGTTCTTACGTACCATGCATTGGGGTTCTCCACATCCCATTGTCCGTCAGGATCACCAGCATCCTTTCTTACGGGCTTGCCAAGCAACAAGCTATGCGGGGTCTTGAACACGTATCCGTGAGCCATGTACACGCTGATATCCTTGAACATATCAATCCCGATATCCTCGTACAATTCCCTAGCTTGATCGAATACGTTCACGTACTTACCGTCGCTCCCAATGCAATGCGTTTCCATGCCGTCCCATCGTCCACCGCTAGGCACTTGCTCCCACCATCCCCATCCGTACAGAACACCAATCTTCCAGCAGTACCCGCAGATGGTAATGCGCTCACCGCATAGCTTGGAAGAGTAGTCAATACTCCACTCATAGTACCACCCGTTACTGCTATCGAATTGCTCGCTTGCGTAGCTATCGATCCCAGACCAAGGTTTGTGCGTGCGTTGGCGGCGGTAGTTGCGTTCGTTCCTCCGTTGCCCACGCTGATAGGTGTTGCTACGCTCACGCTCGGAGTGCCTAGAAGGTTGAGATTGGTGGCGGTTACTTCCACCCCAGTTGCGAAAGTAAAACCCCTCGTTACGCTCCCCGGAATTGCCATTATTATACATCTGTTCGTATGTTAAGCCCATGCGCGATTGCTTGCAAGGACACGTGTCGAAATTTCGGGCGACCAGCAGTTACGTTAATCTCAACGTTCGCACCAATCCCACGGATTCTACCACTCCCGAAACGAATGACGTCATCACCACCAGCAGGCCCGGTATAACTAAGCACTTGATTGCTCAGATTGTCCGGGTCATCACCATTGACATCTATGCTAAACGCATCATTCTCTGCGGTATCCACCCCAAGCTGTCCGCGCCTCCATCGCTTGACCGATTGATCACCAAAGTTGTAGTTCCTGGTAACTAGCTTGGCGCTGATTGCAGTAGTGTTGGACTCGGAACTGCTCCCAATCTTTCTATTGCTGTCATCCAGAGCGTTTTCTTCCATCAAGTACCACCCTGTCGGATTGCAAGCGAACAGTCTGCGAAGGGTAGGATTGCTTCCGTGCGAACAGATTACCCAATCATCTACTTGGAATGCCAGACTGCCAGACATTGCAGGGTAGGAATCTACGCTAATCCAAGTAGAAGTGAGCAAATTGTAAACGAATACTTTGTTCGGCTTGGTAGATGACCCTACTGGGACTGCCAGATAGTACTTGTTATCATGCACTACACCGCAGGACAGATCGGCATATTTAAAGTTTACCTCGTCGAACTGGTCTTGTATGTCCTGAGTCATGGGGATGGTCTCCCCTTGTACCTTGCTTATTGCCACTCCCAAGCCCTTTGCAGGATCAACTCCGGGGCTAAGTACGATCACTCCGTTATCGCTAAGGAAGAACGTTTGTGGCCCGCTCTGAGCAATGCTCTTTCTAGCAACGCATCCGTGCTGACGAGTGATTTCGTAAGTGTTTGCGGCAGAAGTTGTCGCAACGTTATTTACCAAATGTATGGAGTTGCGCATGAACACGATCAACTGATCTTCTTGATAGGGTATGAATCCGACCAGAAAATCTGCTGATCCTTTGTTAAATCTAAACTGACTATCCCCAGCGGTGAAATTATTTCCTTCCAGCAAATCTGACATGATTATGCTGTAGTTACTATCCCCGGATGGGCCAGCACCTGTAGTTGGAGGATTGGCAATGATCAAACGATTGCGAAAGCTTATTCCGAAAGTAGTGTTCGGACATGCAATACCACTCCCGCTTGCCGTACTTGTTTTTACGGTAAAGTCGGAAGGCGTGCTAAAATCACCATCCCATTCCAATGGTCGTTTTCCAGAACCTCTGAATAGTATGAGCTTCTCAAAGTTTTGCACGAAGCTCGCACCGTCCGCTGATGCAACGACTTCACCACCGGGATAATCAATGCCAATACCACTATTGTTCGCATCGTTCCAGATGATTGCTTTGCTCTTGGTAGCGACAACCAAGAACTCAGTACCAGTCGCTGGGTCGCTGAACAAAGTGCTGGCGAACACTTGCTCATCCGATCCATTGTAAGTAATGAGACCACCACTAATTGATCCAGCCAAGAAGTCTATCCCTTTGCGCACTTCCGCTTCGTCACCAAGCAAGCGCATATTCTCGGATGTCTGAACGAACCCTTGTTTCAAACTGGTCGGTTCTAAGTAGGAATTAATCCCAACGAACCCATTGTCCCCATCGACCACTACGGGATCGTCAAGTTGTCCGTATGAACGATAGCGGGTCATTTTCTCTTCTTTATCTCCTGCCAAATCTTGTAGGACATGAACACAATGGTAAGCGATCCGGCAATCACACCGATCAATTCATGCAAAGACCCGCTAAAAGTAGCAAGCGTTCCTCCAATTCCATAAAGACCGTCTCTCATTATCTTCTTCCTCCAGGTGTAAAATAAAATCCAATGATCAAGGGGAGGACGACTGTTGCTTCAAAGAGCGCAATATGTCCTGTTGTAACGACCAAAGGGGCTTGCTCCGCTGGAAAACTGATGAGTCCGAAAAGAAATTCTCGCTTTCCTTCCCC